GCTTTAAATTTATCTTTCATTTCTACGCCAAGATTATCTTTTCTTAAATCGTATTCATCATCCATTTGTTTTTTAGCAATTTCTAATTCTGTTTCATTTTTAGCAACAACTGTTTCTTTTGTGTCGCCTACTAATCTCGTAAGTTTATCTAACTTACTTTCTAATCTGTTTATGATTTCACTAGACACAGCCTTCCCAACACCATCAGCTGTTTGTTTTACAACTTCTTGTGTTTCTTTACTTTGTGTTTGTGATGGTTTACTTGCTACAGAGCTAAAACCCCAATCACCACTAGTGTCAAAATCGTCTAAAAAATCGAAATCTGCCATGTATATATTTATACTTTCTTCCCTTGTCGTTTTCTTCTATGTTTCGCTATTACATTATCAATTTGTGTCTCTTTTACTGATCTTTTCTTATATCTTTTTGCTAGTTCACTTGCTGGGTGTGCTTCAGATATCTTAGCCATTACATCTTTCCAACCACTATCAGTTTTACCATCTACTGTACCTGTGCTAGATACTATGTTTAATTGTGTAGGTGGTAATAATTTGATATGTTTCTTTTTAATAAACTCTTCCATTTCAGAAATAGACATTAAGTCTTCGTATTCTTCTTTTGTTTTTGAATTATAAAATCTATACGTTGGCACTTGCTACTCCTTCTTTAAACCAAACAGGCATTTCAGCAGGTTGTTTCCAAGTAGCAAATCTTTTCTTTTTCATTATATAATATTTTCTGTAACTTGCAACACTATCACCTGGTACTTTACATTCTTCAGGCATTGCTGGTGTTGCGTCTGAACCTATAACATTGATAGGTGAGTTTACTGGTGGTACACTTAATATAACACCTAATTTTTCTACACACATATGATCCTTTGTATGATTATATCTTTTTTTATATTCATTATTTAGTGCCATCATATGTCTATATAACCACATATAATTATATGATGAAGCCATCACCCATTGTGTGCTAGGGTGTTTTAACCAACCTGCTTTATATACTATCTGTTCTAAATTAGAATTTTCTAGTCGCCATCTTTTAATTTTTCTACCATTCTTTGTATAATCAGTCCATTCAATACCATCTAATACTCTTTTAGCAGTACAAAGCATTTGAGCAGATTCTAATATCATTTTAACAACATGTTTATCACAACTCATTTCAGCTGCTTTAACTGGATCTTTATCTAAGTAAAATATATTCATCTATTCTTTTTAGCCCACTCTTTAACTTCTTTTCTCCATCTTTTATAATCTTTATCTAACTTTGCTTCACCTGTTAGATATCTTTTCATATTTTTTAAACATGATATTTTAAAATCAATAATCTTTATTATAACACTTTTAATATACATTGTCAACCTAGTGTATAAGCTTTCTCATAACATAATCTAGCATTTTATATTCTCTTGCTAAATCTATAAGTTTACCAAACCATAGTCCCTTGAAGTCATCACTTTGAGCATTTGCACATGCCTTAGCAAGATTGTCAAGTTTTTTATACTTTGTTTTTATATCATCTAACTTCATATTCACTCCTTATTTTTGTTAAGATACTTTTTATTTTTGAGAAGTAATGTTTATCAGCAGCATAAGCGTCAAGCGTTTCTACTAATATGTAAGGATCATCAATACCATTCTCTCTCAATTCTCTATATTTTTTATATGCACCACCATTATTTAATATCTGCATATAATTTAAAACACTATCACATTCATGTTGATAAACTTTTACACCCCACTTTTTAGGATTATTAGAGGGCAACATATGTGGTTCTGTTAGTTCATAAGTTCTAATACCAAATAGATTTTTACCCTCTCTAGCAAATCTACTATTACCCCAACCAGACTCTAACGCTGCTTGAGCAAGTAATAATTCTAAATTTACAGAATAAACATCTGTGGTATTGTGTTCAATATAATTAACACATTGTATAACATTATCTAAAAATTGTTGATTGTTAGTGTGTTCAAAATCAGGTAGTTTAGGTTCTAAAGTTTCTGCTCTAGCGTTACCTTGTTCAACATAGTAATGAAAAGTTATAGCACAAAATGCTAAAACAAATACAGCCATTAATGTTCTAATAACTATTTTAAAGTTTGCCATCTTTGACTACCTTTCTAATATCTTTTAAAGTTTTCTTTTTATCCATTGTAACAACATACCATTTAAATCTAACCATATGTTGATTAGATGGACCAACTAGATCAATATCATACTCTCTTTGAAAAGTTAGTAAACCTTTTAGATATAATTTTACAATATCATCTAGGTTTTTTTCGTAGTGATCTTTAGGTACAGTAGGTGTTTTAAATTGACCTTTACCTTTTACTAGTAGTTTTAATATTTCTTTTTGTTTAGCATTTAATTTCATTGACAGTCCTGACCATATAAATCTTTGATTGATTTTTGTACCTCAGTTAATTTTTCTTTATCTTTACCCATAACACTTTTATATGCCACAGTATAAGCAATAAAGAAACCTATGATAGTTATAGGCACACCTATAAAAAACATTCCTATTCCGTATATTGGATCCATATTATCTTAATCTTCTTTGACTATCCATATATAAAGGACCAGTCCATTGTATTGGATAATTACCAGTAAGCACGTTACCTCTAGCAGAATTTAAAGCAGGTGCATTGTAACCAGCAGCTTTCAATATATCACCTTTTTTAAAATGTTTAAAGTCTTCTTTTACAATAAAACAAAATACGCCGTTTTCTTGTACAACTTTAATATATTTTTTTCCTTGAGATATTTTAGTATTACTATCCCATTTATCAGTTTGTTCTAAACTATAACCAGTAAGTTCTTTTGTACCATTTGAGGTAGACATTCTTACATAGTCAGCTTTTGCACCAGACATTAAGAATTTTATTCCCTCGTCAAGTGTTTCACATTTTTGCGATACTTTAATCATAATGTTTTATCCTTTTTGTTATCATTTATTCTTATACTATACCGTATTTAGAGCGGAAAATCAAGCAAAAAATGGATAAAAATGGATAAAAAAACCCTTATAAATCAATACTTTTGAGATATAAGGGTTTTAAAATAAGAACAAAACAAGAACAAATTATGCATTTTTCATAAAATTGTCATTCCAGTTAAATGCTTCTTTGACTAGATTTGCTGTAAAGCCTTTATACTCATTATTTACTCTTTTGTTGACAACAGTAATTAAAAATCTTGCTTCTTCAGCAGATAGTCCCTCTAACATTTGTATAAAAAGTGTCTCTCTTTTATTTTGTGTTATAGTATTATCGGCACCTTTTATAAAAAGATATAGTCTTTTTGCTTCTTGACTTAATAGTGTATGATCTGTTCCTATTGGTGCATCATTAACCGTATATGGCACATCATTACCTTTAGGTAAAACAAATTCAATATTAGGATCAAATGCAGCTTTTAAAACTTGTCTTAAAGGTGCTGTATCGTTATCTTTTAATACTTTTAATTTTCTAGGTTTATCTTTTGCGTTGTTTACTTTAGTAGCAATCTCACTCATTAAAGGTGGTACTGATCTGCCTGCATCTTGTAGTGCCTGCATTCCTCTTTTAGTTGCTAGTGCTGGGTGTGATTGTGTTGTGTTTGCCACTTCAGGATTTGCGATTGATCCGTCAGCGTTTCTTCTAATTATAACCATTATTTTTCTCCTTAACAGTTCTTTCGAGTCTAAAATTCATCTATTGACTCAATTAAAGTTTTAAGTTTTTTGTTTATAAAGTAACCTAGTATCTTATCTCTAGTTGCTACTTTTACATCATTAAACTCACGATTTATATTTTGTTCTAGCCATTCTGGAACAAAACTTAAATCTATCAATTGTCTATTTCTTAAATAGTTTTTTTCTTGTTCTTCGGTAAAGGTAGGTAAAACCTCGTTCAACCATCCCTCTATCTTCTTTTTACTTAGAGGTGTTTGTCTTCTACCCTCTACGAAAACATCATCATCTGACAGTACATTTGGTATACCATCGCTTCTGTCACCTTTTAGAATATGCTCTCTAATATACTTATAAGGGTCTTCATCTTTACCCACAAATTTATTGAGAACAGGATTATACTGTTTTATTCTATCATTATGTAGTTGTATAAAGTCTTTATCGCCAGATAAAATCAATACTTTTTCATTAGTTCTTTTACATAAAGTGGCAATAATATCGTCTGCTTCTGCTGACTCTACTGCGATAACTTTATATGGTAAAAAGTCTTTAATCTCTTGTTTAATTTTAGCAAGTACATCAAATATAAACTCCCAATCGTGTTC